AGGGAAACAATTTTATGGGAAACTCTGTCGAGATTAACGGTTGGTCCTTCGGGATGGCCTAACTCACCCAAAGCACGACCCTTTCTGATATACGATTCAGTATATCTCTTAACCTCTTTTTGCATAACAGGGAGACGATACACTCTCTGATTACGATTCACTGTTTCTGTTTGAAGGAAAGGCCCTTTAATATAAAGAGTCTTCTTACCACCTCTACTTTCGGTGATAACTTCTACTGCTTCAATTTCTTCTCTAATCAGTTTCATTATGCACCCCCTGAAATTTGAACTTGTTGATAATGTAATGAACCAGTACCGTTTATTCCATATGTACTTAGTGCAATGGATTTTGAAAGAGTTGCTTGACTATTTTGAGTATAGGCAGTAGAAACTCCACTAGTATTTGCATCACGTAAATGTAATTTAGCATTGTAATGTCCGTTAGGAACATATGCTTCATTAATTCCCGTAATCTCTTTATGGGTAAGTACTGTATCCCAATTAGAATCGTTAGCACCACTTAAGGTAACAAAATCTCCAACAACAAATGGACTCTGTTGACCTTGAGGCAAGGTAATAATAGTCGTAGTTCCAGAAGATGCAAGATTTTCAATAGTATTAGTAACAACATTTAGTGCTATGACTTCAGGTTGTCCAGTAGTAACAATGTAATCAGTTGCAGCACCAGTTGCTGGTCCTGTACTTATTGCTACCGCAGTATCAGCGTTGAGTGCAACTAATCTTACAGCATTTGATTTGACTACAAATTTGCCAGATACTGCTGCAGATCCTTTTGTAATTGCAATGGAAGCTCCTGCTCCAACGGGTCTATGTGCCATTATCTTTTAAAAGTCCATTTTACTACTTATTTATGCTTCAACTTCTTCTTCCTCATCTGGAGTATCATCTACCTCAGATTCGGTTTCGGGTTCTTGAAACATAGTGTTTGCTACATCAGGTCTAGCTGCATCAACTTTTTCTGCAGTTTTTGCATAGAGCAAGTCTTTTATCTTACTACTAATGTTAGATGGAGACTCGTCGGCAGCAATCATATCCATTAATTCAGTTTGGGTAATGTCAGGCATGGTAAAGTATTATATTATAAAGTATTTATACGTATTGAGTTAAGATAGTATTAATGAATACCACTCTTCACTCATACCGCTAATGATATTATCAGCCGAAGATCTATCTTCTGCATATCCTTCTTCGATCAGGTGGTTAACTACCTTTTCATAATTCCTATACGCTTCTTTAGTTTCTTTAGGAGTCGGCTTCATTTTAATATCTAATTTTTTCTATTTATATTTCACCACCCTTGGGCAACTCTGTTCTACCACCATCTTTAGCACCATCGAGATTAGGTTCCATGATTGGAGCTCCTAAATCTTCTCCACCACCAGCAGCATCAAATGGCATTCCTGTCTCAGGATCAATGGTTGCAGGATCTGCAATTATACCATCCTTAATTTCTTTATCAATCAACTTATCCTGTTCAATAATCTCCTCATCAGTCTGACGAAGGATCTTACGTCTTACATAATCTTGTGAAAAATACTTTCCAATGTAAGGTTCTGCTACCTGAACGCTATTTAATCTCTCATTTAACAACTCAGATTCTTTTAATTCTGAGAAATGATTATCATATAAGAAGTCATATTGTATATGTTCACTCATCGTTTCCCAGTCTTCTGGAGTAATTACATTCTTCAAAATTAACTGGGTTTTAAGCATATCATTGAACATATTTGCAAATCTCTTACGCAAACGTGCAACGAATTTAGTAAATTTTAACTCATCTCTTAATATCTCTGAGGATCTTCCCAAGTTGAATCCTCCTTCTCCGTCCATTCTTGATGGGGGTACATTGAGCGACCTATATAATTTCTTTTTGAAGTACTCAATATCCGTGATTTCACCAAGGTTTTGGCCTCCAGGCAGAGTAGAAATTTCAGTACCACGCCCTCCCTCTCGTCGAGGTAACCAAAAATCCTCAAGCATCGCCATGTACTTTTTGTCATCTCGAACTTCTCCTGTAGATGCGTCGTATACAAGTTTGTTACGATATCTCATCATTACATCTCTGAGATATTGCTCTGCTTTAACTTTAGGTAAATTACCTACATCTATGTAGAATATTCTACGTTCTGGAGCACGAGATAATCTGTAAATTACAAGACTATCCTCAATCATTCTAAGTTGATTGAGTGACTTAATTGATTTGTGAAGATATGAAAGAACAGATCCCTTATTTCTATCAACTAATCCAGAAGTACAATATGTAATAGAATCCTTTGCCATCTTAATTCCCTGGCTTGCACCAGTTGCATTAATATTACCTGTAGGATACTTACCACCTGGATTGTATATAAAATATTCTTCTATCTCTGGGAATCGATAATCCATTGGATTATCATTACTCTTCATTACTAATTTATTTCCATACTTATCATTTTCGTTCTTCTTCTGCTGACGAACATGACGCATTTTCATTGCATCAATATAACGAAGTTCCTGAATCCCCTCCATAGGTTTCTTCAGATCAATAATTTTATGATAGTAAATTCTACCATCAATATACCAGTTTCTATAGATCTCATGAGATTTTTTGTCAAAATCTAAAAGATCTTTAATGTATTTAAACTCCTCTCTAATTTTAGTCTTAATACCATCACTAGCATTAAGATTAGAAAGTTCAATTTCTACTGGAGTATCATGCTGATCGGATACAATTGCTTCATTAACAATATCTTCAATAGCACTATCCGCTTCTGGATGAAGTGCCATCTCACGATATCTTTTAATTAAATCATATTCAGTCTTATATACACCTTCAATATCTACATGAGTACCAAAAAAACCACTACTCAAATAATGATCAACAGAATCCTCCGCATTGGGAGGAACTGGTGAGATCGTTGTAGGAGATAGTGGTTCTGTGTTCTCTATCGAGAACCCAAAAAGTTTTGCCATGATCTATTTAAAATTTTATCCGTATACCTATTTAGTTACCCATTTGGACCGCCAGCCCCAGCAAGAGAGAATGTCTGAACTTGGAAATCAACAGTAAATTCTTCAATTGCATCAGAAGAATCGTAAGAAAGATCGATAGCAGATATATTCGTTGGGAAAATATCAATGAATTCGTATTCTTTCAGTACCGCATTAGCATTTCCATCACTAGTTTTGCTACTTGAAGATGATCCTCTACCGAGTTGGTAAACTTTAGCATTAGTCATGTATGCTGCTGGATCTGTAGCACCAAGGTTATTGGAGAGTTTTGAAATTAAATCCATCCACTGCTCCATAGCATTTCTAAGTCTAAATCCTTCATCGTTGATGATTGTTACTGTCCATACATCGAAAGTTCTGTCTCCAGCAACTTTAAAAATACGACCTCTGAACGGAACATCAATGTTTGCGATGTTAGATGCAGGTAAGTTAGCAGCCTTACACATATATCTGAAGTTATCAGCATCCCAATCAATACCAGCAGGTAAAGTTGTTAATTCAACTTCAAATAAATTGGGTCTAGCACCGCCCCCAATCAGGGCGGCCTTAAAATCGGAAATCGATTTGTTCTCTCTGGTTGTTGCCATTTTTAGTGTTCTCCTTTAGTTATTAGAATGATAATCAATTAAACTCGACCTGCGACTTCTTCAAATGAAACTCCTGTTCTAGTAGCAACGAACGTAAGTGTTACGTAGTTGATAGACTTGGCAGGTTTCAGGAAGATGTCAGCTCTAAATTCATTGTTATCTATAACATCAGGTGTATTGTTTGTCGTGTCGCAAACAACTAGGAATCCGTAAAGTCCACGTTTTGCTTCAATGTCCCTCAAGTAAGGTTCAACAATGTTTCTGAAGTTTGCTCTGGTTAACTCATCGTTGAGTTCAAAGAGTTGTGCTTCTGCAGCCTTTTGAAGTGCTTGCTCGATTGTAAGGAACAGACGACGAACGTTAATTCTATCAAATGCAGATGCATATGCTAGAGCAGTTTTGTCTCCGAAGAGCATTGTACCTGTTCCAGGTTTTGTAATAACCGCATTAATTCTATTAGGATAGAGTTGATCTCTTTGATCCTTTGTAGGATTATATGCAAGTTTAACTGCATTATTAATCATACCTCTTTGCTGTCCAGCAGGAGAGAACCAAGGATATGCAACAATATTTGTGCGTGTCATCAGACCAGCAATATCTGCATTGGTTGGAATGTACCTAAACTCATTATTAAATCTATCGTATGTATACTTATATCCAGTATCAAAGATCGCATATGATGATGAAGTTAATGGACTGAAGTATGTTAATAGATTTGTTGTTTGAGTTGTTGTATTAGTGACATTTACAATGTCTGCCTTATGAGGCCCAATACATGCAACACAGTCTTTTCTATTTGCAGCAATAGCAATCAATTTATTTGCTTTTGCTTGTGATTGATCTTTAGCACCAAGACTTGGACCCATGATTAAGTAATCAACTTGAACTTCCTCTGTATTAGAGAATTTATCATAAGATGTCATCAAGTCTGATAATGTGGCAGTCATACCACCATTTTCACCAGTTGCAGGAACTCCAGCACTGTAATCTTCTCCACCACCAAGGGCGTAAGTTACGTTACCTATTGCAGAGAATACATTATCCTGTGCTTTTTGACCCCAAAGACCAGCAGCAGTTGTATATTTTGTATACGCAGTTGAGAATCCAGTTGCTCTAGGTTCAGTTGGATGACCATCCTTAGTTTTGTTTGCTAAGTCAATAGCCTGTGATGGATTGTATCCAGCATAAACATTTGGTGAGAAATCTGCAAGGAATTGCTTGTACCAGATTTTCTGAGGTGAATTTACTGCAGAAACTGTATCTAATGCTTTAGATATAGAAACATGCTTCTCAAGTATTTGACCTTTAATTCCAGTAACTGTTCCGTAATCATCAACAATAGCAACGTGGAGTCCATCACCTTCACCATTTCTATCTGTTACATAAACGTTAGAAGTTGGTTTTGGTGCTAGTGACTTCCAGTAAACTACTGAGTTCTCTAGTGCTAATGTCTGATTGTTATACCAGTCTGTTGTTGTTTGAACAGGGAATATTACAGCAGTTTTACCACCACCAGTAGTACCAGTGTTAATACCTGCGTTGTTTACAAACCAAACACTGTCATCTGTATCAAATGATGCATATTGAGTGTTCTCTGCATAATCTATTCTAGTTTCAGTTCCGCTACCATCAACTCTTGCAACAACCTTAACATCAAAACTACTTGCACTATTTGTAGCATCAGTAGAAACACCAGTAATGATACCTTTTAAATATCCACTGAATGTTGATGTACTTCCTGCACCAGGAACAACTACATCTGAAAGTGCAGCAGTAACACCGTAACCTATAATCGCACCAGCAGCATATGGGTCGGTAGTTGTAATTCCGATTGTTTGATCCGCTAAATCGTCAATGAAGCAAACTTTTAATCCATTTGCCCATGAACCAGGATTCTTAGCAGAATATGTGTAAGCACTTGACTCACTGTAATTCTCTTGGTAATCGTCGTAATTCTTAATTTTGAGTGTAGAAGTATTAGCAACACCAACACCAGCATTGGCGTTATTTAAATTCGTGTTGTCTGTTCTACAAACTTTTAATACACCACCGTATCCTAAGTAAGATGCTGCACTCATCCAATATGAATACTGCGAATCTGTAGAAAGTGGTTTACCGAAGACATTTATCAAGTCTTCTTCCGTAGAAATATCAATAGGTTCATCAATAGGTCCAATTGGAAATGGCCCTGCAATAGCACCAATGTTATCCAATACATTCTCAGCTCTTCCTACCGTTAAGTCAACCTCCCTGGTTAACACACCAGGAGATAATTGAGGAGTCGCCATGCTTTTTGTCTCCGTTAGTCTCAGTTAATCTGAAAATATTTATTAAAAATTACATTTACGAGAGGTATTCCCACATATATGATTTATCACCATACTCATCTGCTTTAAACCATCTATCTCCTTCATCATCAACAAAGTTATCATCACCCATTCCATCATCCATAAAACCAAATGGTGCCATGTCTTGTTCTATTGCATTCTTCTGTTCTTCATATAGTCTTTTTCTTACATCCTGATCTGTTAATTCTTTAAAATAATCCTGTTGAACTAACCATGCATATATGACAAGACACATTGCAAGGTCATCATTACACCCATCTTCTGCCTCGAATGAATTATTTTTTTGAATGAATGTAGTTAATTCACTCATAATATCATAGTCACATGAGAGAAGTTTATCAGATTCTATTAATGTCTTTAAGTTAAGAGCACCAACTTTCTTTACAGTTTTGGACATCTTAACTCCAAGCTGAGTCTTCTTACCAGAGAATCCCTGACCTACAACTTGTCCTGCTCTTCCTCTCATAGAACACATAAGAAGATTTTTATATTCCATATCATAATTTAATATAGATGCTACCTGATCACCAATATCATTTACTTCACATAAAACGAATGCGTCATTATAACTCTTACCAACATCATTAATGATGGTAGGGAATAGCATTGGTTTTATTTCATTATTTCTATACTTTGCTACTACTGCATGAGGAAACTCTGTAATATCAATAAGTACAAAAGCAGAATAATCTTTATTCACACCACGAGCAACGTCTACTGCCATAACATAATCATGACCTTTTATTGGATCAACGTATACGTCTAAACCAGCACTTCTTGTAGATGGTTCTTGATAAACCATCGTCCTTAATTTACTAGGAGCAATAAGAGTATCAACAGATCCTAAGAACTCACACTCAAACTCAATTTTAAATTGTTGTTCAGATGTGTTAGCAATTGTTTGTTCTCGCCAAACATCATCTCGACCAGGAACTTCTGACCAATGAACATCTGTAGGAACATATTGATTCTTTCCTCTTTCTGCATCGTGCCAATACCTATAAAAATGGTTCATCCCGTGAGGGGTAGACACCATTATTACTTTCGTACTTTGACCACTAGTAATAGTAGGATAAACAGAGGCAAAAAACGAATCAGCAATATGATTTGGAACGAATGCAAACTCATCCAAAAACAGGATGTTGAAAGACATTCCTCGAACAGCACTGGCAGAAGTTGACGCAGCCAAGATTCTGGAACCATTTTCTAACTCCAAACTACCTTTATTCCAAGATATAATACCTTGCTGCATCCATTTAGGTAAGTTCTCATATGCAGTTTGTAATCTACCTAACAAATCTCTAGCAGTTGCTGCCTTGTTTGCAAGTATACCAATATTTACATTATCATTAAATACAGCATAATGCAATAGATATGATACAGACGTAGTAGACTTACCTGTCTGACGAGGCATCTTACAAATATTAAATCTATGTTCGTGGAAGTTTCTAATTAACTTCTCTTGAAAATCATAAGGTTTGAATCCAACCAAACCTTCATCCAAACTAACAATTTTTACATGTTGTTTTGCAAAATATACTGGATCATTTTTACACGCAATAAATTCAAGAACTTGCTCTTTGGTAAATTCTTGTTGTACATTGGCCTTCTTTAGAAGAGGGTTACCAAGATATACATTGTCTATTTGTGTTCCCATAATTAAGTCATTTCATAAGTTTGTCCAAAGTGTTGTCTGTCGTGTTCTATAGTTCTTTGTTGTAGGTCTAGTATTTTTTCTAATTTTTCTAATTTCTTTTCCAGTTCTTTAGTTTTATCTTCCCCCTGTAGTTTGGAGGAGGGGTTCTCCTGGTTCATGTTCCGATACTTGGTAGTTCCAGAGTTTAGCATTAGGATACACTTTTCTCACTTGATCCTGTACTTCTCTGCGTGAGGGTTTTTTGACTGAAGGGAAGAACATTTTTATCATGTAGTTCTTTCCTCTCCAAGCCAAATATACGTCGATTATATTTCCGACTTTATTGTAATTTGGTAAACGAGTTGCCTCTTCTACTGATGGTAATGCAGCAGATATATCATCAGATGTATCTATGTATGAGAATCTATGTTTTGGTACTTTCATAGGTTCTGGTTTAATTATATCAATAAATTCATAAGAAACTCCACTCAATTCATTTTTAAAACTGGTATCTTCATCAATGTTATGATGACTTTCACCACACTTAACACATGGATCTTGTCCACAATCTTCACATTCACAATCTGATTCTTGTAATTTAACAATCTTATCACCAACCTTTACATTATTTTCTGCAAACCATCCTCTGTTAACTTCTAGTGCAAACATAACATCTGCATCAGAATAAACAGGACTGCTTCTCAAAGGTTCTAATTCTTTAATACTTTCAATAACACCTTCTTCACTAATAAAAGCAATATCTAGTGGAATAGTAGTATGTCTCATATGGAAAGACTTTTCACCTGATTCATCAAAAATGAATAGCATTCCGCTATCAGATTCTAAACTTTCTCTAAACATCAAACCCAAACTGAATTGAGCAGATGTCTTTGGAATTTCAATTTTAAGTGGTAGTCTTCTCATTGATTCTCCTAATCCTCCTCCATTACCGCCATTTCCATTACCGCCATTTCCATTACCGTTGCCGTTACTGGAGTGACCGTTTCCATTGCCATTGCCATTTCCATTACCATTTTTCTTTTCGGTATCCCGAACTAAGTAACCACCACGAGCCGTATGGTATCCCTTTGGAATAGGTCTACACTTCTTTTTCTCGTTGCAATAATATTCGCCTTCAGGACACTTTTTCATAAGAATTATGTCAATACCTATTATATATTTATGTTACACAGTTATTTTATCTGCTTTAACCGTAATAGTTGCTGATGATGAACTTCCCATTGTCACTTGTAATAATAAATTACTACTACTAATAGTTCCGCTAAATGTTCCTAACATAGACCCAGTTGCAACAGCAGATTCTTCAACTACTGTTACCGTAGTTCCATCATGTATAATTGAGTATTTACCAATCTGATAATTAGATCCTTGTGTAATAGATAATGAAACAAATGCTCCACGATAAGATGCATGTGCAAAAGATAATACTGTTGTTGCACTTGTAGAAGAAAC